GAGTTGTTTGAGTCGCACTGACGATAGGTACATTGAACTCCACGGCAAGTCCTCGTAACTCTTCTGCGATTGCTTTGATATAGGTATAAGAATTGACGTTGGCTCCATACTTCATCCTCGAAGACATGCAGATGTTTAGATAATCAATATAGATGATATCTGGTTTAAAGTTCTTCTTGATCTTCAATTCATTAAGAAGATGCCTGAAGTTTGCAGATCCAGCACAGGCTGTTGGATATTCTTTAACAATCAACTTGCCTGTAGTCTTAGACATAAGCTTCTCGATCTTACCCTTATAAGATTGTAGTGGTATGATCTCGAGCTGATCGAGAGGGATATCAAGAAGGTTAGAATCAATACGTTCAGCGATGCGTTCTTCTGCCATTTCCATCGTGATGTAAAGGACGTTATATCCCTTAGTCAAGTTAGATGCAGCACAATGACACATAAACAATGACTTACCAACACCAGTACCAGCAAGAGCAATGTTTAGTGTCTTGTTTGGTAATCCGCCGCCAGTAATTTCATTGAAGTAGTGCAAGTCGAACGGGATTCGACTTTCTTTCTTGTGGTAAAACTCATAACGTGCATCCGAGTCTTCAAGGAAGTCATGCCCAATATGCGTATCAAAAGATACTGCAAGTGCATCTGATAAGATCTGTGGAATGGCCCCTTTAGAGGCTTTCCCACTCTTATCATCCAATATTTGAATGGAGGCCATGATCGCGTTGTAGACCGCTTTTTCTTGACAGAACTTTTCTGTTTGGTCAAGTAACCATTGGATTTCAGTCTTCTCATCCGGTTTTAGCTCCGAGATCTTATCACGAGTCTTCTTAAATACTTCTTCATTGATACCATCTTTGTTTGATAGATCGATGATTAGTGCTTCTTTAGTTGGGAATGTGTTGTACTTCTTAACATACTCATCAACAAGATTAAATGCTAATTTATCAGAATAATCTTGAAAGTATTCTTCTTTCAAAAAAGGTATAACTTTTCTACCGTAATCTTCGTTTGTTAGAAGATTACCAAAGATTAGTTGTTCAATAGCCATTCGTTTTCCTTAGTAGCTAATTTGAAGATCTTTTAGACTAAAAACACCAATTACCCAATTCTCTGCAGCATCTTCGACATAATGCATAGATCGATCTGGAAATACACGGTGTTCTTCAATATCATTAATCTTATAGATTACACCATAATCGTTTCCATCATGCACTACGCGTGCACTACGATTGGAATATTCATCAACACCCTTGTACTCATGCAGCGTCTTCATCATCAACCTCCATGATTGAACCAACTGCCATCTTATAAGTATTTTTGATATAATCAGCAAAATCTGTATCCTGGAACATCTTGGTCCAAAATTCTTTATTATCTACAATGTCGCCAGCACGCATTGAAGGCTGTCTGACTTCGCCTGTTTCTTTATCTACGGTAGCATACCAACCAGCTTTAGGCTTAACAATGTAGCCACCATCAATAGCAACATCCAATAGGCCAGACCACCTATTAATACCTCCATCATAACTGACCGTGATAGGGATCTTAGACTTTTCTTTAACATAACGGGACTTCTCCACGTTGATTACGAAATGGTAGCCAGAGATACCATCCGCATCTTTTTCCTGTTGACGACCAAGGATCCAGATATTATCTGATCCATAGTAAGATCCAGTACCACCGCCAACGATATCCTTAGGATAGAGACCGATCTCCTTATATGTATGGTTGATCACTATCATAGGAATATCTTTAAGAGAAAGATGTGGTGTAATCATACGGAAGAGTGACTTAAGTTGTTTAGCACGAGACATGTCAGCAACTGACTTACCATCAAGTGCATCCTCAACTTCTTTCTTAGAAGCAAGGTTACCAATAGAGTCGATGATAATCATGACATGATCATTGCGATCAAGCTCTTTCATCTGAGCCATAATATCAAACTTCAATTCTTCGATGTCGGTGATAGGAGTATGCACAACAGACTCAAAAGGAATATTAAAGGTACTAAAATAGGACTGAGGAGTGCCGAACTCAGAATCGTAAAAAAGAACAATGCCATCTTTGTACTTCCTTAGAAAGGATGATGCCATTAAAAGAGCAAAGCCAGTCTTAAAGTGCTTAGATGGTCCAGCAAGCATTGTAAGGCCGGGTGTGATACCACCATCAACTGAGCCAGACAACGCAACGTTGATCATGGGTACAGGAGTAGGGATCATATCCTTCTTTGCAAAGACTTTACTGTCAAGTAGAGTAGATGTAAGATCAATCGTAGAATTCTTAATAAGCTTATCTTTAAGTGACATAACGACTCCTATTTGTCAAGTACTTTATCATCAATTTCTAATATACCAATATTTTGCTCTTTTGTAAACCGTTTTTGATTAGTTATACCAATATTTGCTGCTATTAAGAGTACGATAGCGAGAGGATCAAAAACAAAAACAAGAAGAAGAATGACCATCCTAACACTTCTTTCAAGGTTATCAACAGACTGTACTTCATATATGAGCTCAGAAATGTATTTGAGTGGTCCAACTTCTGCTTCGAGTTTTTTGATATCAGATTCAAGTCTAATTCTTTGTTCTGTATATGTGGATATATTTTTGACATGATCGTCTTTCCTTTTGACGAGTGATTCTCTCGTCTTTCTCTGCTGGTCAGCAGCTTTGAGTGCTGTTGCTGCTTGTCCACGATCAGTCATCTTATTTAATGCAGCATCAATTTGTTGTATCTGTTTGTCTAAGTCATCTATGCTTTGTTTTTCAAATCCAATCTTAGAGTTTAATATTTGTATTTGATCAGCAGTGCCAGTATTTAAATTAACTGTCTGGTCAATATGTGCTTTAGATAAGAAACCAAATATACCCATGCTTGTAATAAACATCAATATAAAAACAGCTGTACTTAAATATGTTTTAATTAGAAACGGTGTTTGCCTCCAGTTTCTATACAACCATGATGCTGTTACTAGTTTACCAACTTCTAATACAGATCCCATCACTACAACTGGCCAGAACGCTGACGCAAATATGGTCGTGAGACCTATGATTGAATAGTAGCCAGAGACACCCGATAGAGCTAAGGCTACTGCGAGTGCCAGATAGTTTATCATCCGTCTACGTAAGTATTAATTTTCTTTATGAAAGCTTGGATCCTTGCAGATCGATCGGGCCAGAGGATATATTCTTTATTAGGATCTTTTGATAAGTTTTGTAGTAAAGGCATGATCATATCTCTTAGTCCGTGTAACTTATCTTGAGCTTCAGCAGTCTTTTGTTCTACTGCTTTAGATTGTTGTTCTACTACTTTTTTTAGTTGTTCTTCGTGGGCTTTTAGTTCTGACTCAGATACAAGACTAAAGCCAAAATCGTCATCATTTAATTTCATGCGAACCAATCCTCTAACGTAGATATCTTCTTATTATTTACTTTCCAGTGTAGTACATCAAGTATAGACTTGATCGGATCAAGGAAAGCTCTATCAAATTGCTTATCATAGTCAATGTATTTATTAATCTCAAGTTGTTTAGGCATAGCAGAATTTGTAGCTATGACGTTTTCTTGTCTTGTGATAGGATTAGGAGTAATAAGATATGCAAACTTGATCTTATCACCATTAGCAATTGGCTGATGCTTCTTCTCGAGACCTGCATCTTTAATTACTTTATTGTAGAGGAGAGATGCTCTAACTTGGATCGGCAGAGATTTCTGATCAAGCTTGTAGTGAAGAGGGAATGTACTACCACCATCATTCTTACGAAAGTAAATCATCTTAACACTACGAGGAAATGCTACTTCTTCGAACTCCATGTTATAGAACCTATCTCTAAAATCTTCAATGAAGTTAAGGACAGTTTTCTGATCAGTATTCATGATGAGTTCTAGTGTTTTCTTAATGTTCTCACGGCAAGATGCGGGTGTAGATGAACGAACTGCTTCGATACCCATGATCTTAAGTTCTGGCTTTTCATACTGCACACCCTCGCTATTCCATACGTTGAGGATGTACATCTTCTTTGCTTTCCAGATACCTTTATTAGCGATGTTCTCTCGCTTCATCTGCATCTTCTGTTGATATGCATTCATCATGTCAGCAAGGTCTTGATACGACTTATTGATATAAGGCTGTATCTTCTGTTCACAGAATGCATCAAGCGCTCTAACTACCTCGTGATCATCTGTCATTTCCAACTTCTCAACGAGAGGACCCATGTTGACATACACCGAGTCAGTATCAGATGCAATCACATAGTCTTTATTATCCGTCTTGAGCATCTTGTTGAAGTATGCATTAATCTTCTGTTCGATCCAACGGATCGATAGCTGACCAGAAGTTGTGATTGCCTCCGCGTGATTAAAGTTGAACCACCTGAAGTATTGGTTACCCAACGCACCATATGCCGAGTTGAGCTGGATCTTTTTGGCAAGCTGGAGATTGTGATAACGCGATGCAAGTTTTTCGTCATCTTTGCTTTTCGTTTCTTTGAATCTTTTCTTGGCTTCAAGCATCTTGTCTTTGTAGATAACACGATCATTGTACATCTTCTCCATGAGTTGAGGCAAGAATCCTTGTGTGTCTTTACGGTACATACAACCATTGGCTGCATAAGCTACCATGCCATCACGATATTCCCAATTACCTTCTAGCAAATAATCGATTGAAGGAAATTGTGTACGACCAACAAAGGTTTCTGGTGAGATATTATATTGCATGATAAGGTGTGGATAAAGAGAGTTCAAGTCGAAAGATACAACCCATTTATGCATACCTACCTGCGGGTCTTTAACATAGCCACCAACGAGAGTGTCGTAGTTATCTTCGATCTTTTGCTGCGGGATGACGATCTTCTGATCCAACAGGTAGTTGTGGATGATAACATCCCACGGTCGAACTGTAGTTAGTGTATCCATATAGTTGACTTTGGCATCATATGCAAGCGCAAACACCTGCTTAATAAAACCAAGCTTATCTTCAAGACGGTCTACGAGCACACAGTCGTGAATGTTATAGTCGATGAACTTCTCGTAGTCTTTCTTGTAAAGATCCAAGAGACTATCATATTCAGAGTAATCGAGCTTACGTTCACCAAGGACGATGTTAGCGATATGGTCTAGACGATACGATTCTTGGTTAGTAAATGAAAACTTCTTATAGAGATGCATGTAGTCAAGGATAGTTACACCAGCAGGAACGAATGCTTGGTTCTTCTGGTCTCGAACGATGATCTCTTTCTCGTCGAGGAACTTCCACGGCGAAAGCTTCTTGGCTTCTTTCTCGCCAAGCTGGCCGATGATACGGTTAACGATATACGGTACGTCAAAGAACTCTACGTTCCAACCAGTCAATACATCTGGTGTCCAGTCAGGATGATTCCATGCAAGGATAAACTTAGCAAGCAGATCTTTCTCATCTTTACAAAGGACATATGAAACATCATCAGACTTTGGCTTATAGTAACCACAACCAAACACGATGCTACGACCATTCTTACGAAGAGAGATAGCAGTGATTGGTTTAGATGCTTGCTTGATATCCGGAAAGCCGTCATCGCTAGCTACCTCGATATCGATAGTCACTACTGAAACTAGTTCAGGATCGTAGTCGATCTGACCGGGATACTCATCATTGATGAATACGTATGGGTAGTTAGTTAGACCATAGAACTTGAAGTTAGATACGTCGCCATATTGCTTGACGAAGTCACGCGCTTCTCGCATAGAACTAAAGTTGATCTTGCCAACTTTCTTGTTGTCGAGAGTTAAATATTCGCCCTTATCAGAAGGGATGAAGAGGTAGGGTTGATAGTCTACCTCTTCACTAATGCGTTTACCGTTTTGATATCCACGTAGATAAATCTTGTTACCACGTGCATAGAAGTTTGTATAGAAACGTGACATTAAATGCTACCTCAAGACTGTCAATTATAGGCATATTATAACATATTTTAGATCAGAAGTAAATTACTGTTTACCAGCTATCTTCTCTTGTCCACGTGTCCAAGCAGCAACACCAAGGATGGCACCGAATGCCATGTGAATCAATCCACCATTATCAAGTGTGATTGACTTCCACGGGATGTATGTCATGCCTTTTAAGAATTGTGGCATGAACATCGCGATGATTGGAAAAGCAACGAAGTCACAGAAACACATGATCATGTAAAGCCAGCCCATAGCTGGTCTCCACATTGATTTCATCCACGGTTCTTCTTGCTTAGCGTTTTCCGCTTTCCATTTTTCTCTTTCTAATTCAATGGCTGCAAGTTGTGCTGCCTCTGAAACTTGTGGTGTTGCGCTTGGTCTTGATGGACCAGTATCAACATAACTAGTTTGTATAGATGCAGCTGCACCCTTTGTTGCGGGTGGTAGCTGATCCATCGCAGGCTTTGGTGCTACTGGTTCGTCGTCTAGTGTACCGAATTTAGGCATCATTAACCTCCAAAGATTTCTAAGGCTGCTTCATAATGATGCTTACGGTCTTCAAGACCTATTGTTCCACCGTTGATTTTTTTAGTTACAGTTAGGATATCATCCTTATCTGCCCATTGATTGAGTTCACGTGAATCCCAGAACCAACCTGCAGACCATGCTGCACCCTCTTCCGTTTCTAACCATGTAGCTGCTTCTTGTAACTCCATGTTCATATCAGAAGCGAATGCTTGATAGTTGCTTTTGCCTGTTAATTGAATAAGACCACGACCGCAGTAGCGGTAACCATCACCAGACTCAGGAGGACCGTTGCCCATTCTACTTGCGTAGACGAGGTTAGCAATCTTCTCTGGATTCTTGGCATACTCGTTTGGGTTCTTACCACGAAAATACTTCGGGAACACTTTTACGAGTGTCTCCGCCCTGTAGTTTAAGTTCTCCTTCCTAGCGCGTAGGCCACCAGATTCATGGCCTACTTGTGCTAAGAACATTGATATTCTTCTTGGATTATTGATCTCATAGAATTCCATTACTTCATTTAATGAATCTACGAATGCTTGAACGATGTCTTCGTCAGTGTCTTCAAAAAACTCATTCAACTGTTCAAATGTTACTAAAGCCATTTTAATCTCCTATATCGTAATCAGATCATAATATAGGGATTCATCATGGCTTATTTATGATTTAAGAACGCTCCAGTTTTAGTATGCCACTGATCTTGCAAATCTTTAATCTCTAATATTAGTTCGTAAATGAACTTAAACATGTTCATGACCTTGCAAAGTGCTTGGCAGCTTCAAACAAGATCTCTTCTCTACTAAGACCAAGACTTTTTAACTCATGATCTGTAAGTGAATTTAACTGTGAAATTGTTGACACGTATAGTGAATAGTTACTTGCCCATTTGGCAGCAGCTTCTAGTATATTTAACATTTGTGTAGTCTTTCTTTAGTTCGTATTAAATGAAAATGTGGCCAGTTGCTTTTGCCACCAGCCACATGTCACATTATGTCATGATATAATTACTTGTCTTCTACAAGAAGTTCTTTCTTTGACTTCTTTGAAGCTTCTGTATCTGTGATATCAATCTTCTTTGGCTTCTTATCTTCTGGAATGATATGTTCCAACCAGATCTTAAGGATGCCATTGACCATAGCAGCATTATTAACGACAACATTATCAGCTAGTGAGAATGTACGAGTGAATGCACGATCAGCAATTCCCTTGTGAAGGTATTGAACATCAATGCCGTCTTCTGTGAGAGTTTCGACAGTTGTTTGACCCTTGACAACAAGCTTGTTATCTTCGAGTGTAAGTTCGATATCTTGCTTACCAAACCCTGCAACAGCAAGCTCAACTACATAGACGTTATCGTCTGTCTTCTTGAGATTGAATGGAGGGAATGCAGCACCAGCAGTCTTAGAAATGTGTTCTACAGTTTCTGCCATGCGTTGTGCAACTTTATCAGCACCAACGAAGAACTTACCAAACTTTTCGAGATCAGCAAAAGAGTGGTCGAATTTATATGTAGGCCAGTTTGTCATGTGTTTTCTCCTATTAAGCGAGTATTATAATAATGGATCCATTAGGCATCCACAATTCTATATATATTCATTCACTTAAAAATGTCAATGGTTAGTGTGCATTTCTTGTTTCTTTTGCTTCAACTGACAGTGACATAGTGTCCATGTGAAAGTAATAAATTGGTGTTAATCCATGTTCTTTAAGTTTTTCACCACCTCGCAACATTAGACCAAAATTATTATTAACATCACCCATAGCGCAACACAATGTGTTTGCTTCTTTTAAGATTGATTCTTCAATTTCTTCCATAGTATTCATCAGTCCCAGAGTCCTCTATAGTATTTGCCAAAAAGACGTAATCCATTTCTAATACGATCATTATATTTGTTACTTGCTTCCAAGTCCCAACCATTTTCTTCTGAATAGAAGAGATCAATGTCACGTTCGGTATTAATAAGTTGATCAAAAGTCCAGATCAACTCATCCATGACCCAGTTATAACGTTCTTCTGCTTTCGAATCACTGCCATATTCATCTTTTACACCAGCTTCAATAGGTGTATCTTCTTCGTCAACAGAAAAATAACCGTGATTCTTTTCTTTGAGTTGAACAAGTAATGGATGAATTATAAGAGCAAGTGTGTGATCCATTGACCATGTATCATATGGATCAATATGGATTTTTACTTTACGTTTCTTTTTGTTATCAAACCAATTGCAAAAGTCAGATACCCATGTGCTGGCTAGCCAATTGCCGAGTTTATCATGAGCTTTATAGTCCCAACGTTTTAAACGAGGATCATCATCATCGTAAATACCATGTTGATCTAGCCAAAAGAAGATCTTATCAGCTATCTGATAAGGTCCTGTCCATCCTTTATAAGGTCCAATATTTACTTTCATGGTTCATCCTGTATGGTTTCATCTTCGATCGGTGGCCAATCAAGATTAGGAGCTTTTGCTTTCTCTGATTTAATTGCTGCTTCAAGAGAAGCAATGATACCGATACGAGCAAAAGCTTCTAGCTCTCCTGGTCCAAATTCTACAGTAGCATCAGCAGATCCGTCTTCATTTACTCTAACAATCTCAAGCTTCATGATGTCACTCCTATAAATAGAGGGTATGGGTGAAAGGAACTAAAAATGAACAAGCTTACCTTATATATAGCTGCCGGTATAATTGGCTTCGGTGTCCTTAGCGGTCTCTATTACAAGTGGCGCAAGGATATTGAACGCGAAGCCCTGTATGAATATAACCAGAAGCAGATCGAACAAAATCAAAGAGACCAAGAACGTCTTAGACAACAGCTTGAAGATATAGCCAAGAAACAAAAAGAAGTTGAAGAGGCTAATGCTGCTGATAAGAAAGAGTTCAAGGGCAAGATGGATGTTATCACTGCTGATATCGAATCAAAAGATACTGTAGATAGACCAGCTTCCGATGTACTTAAGAAGACTGTAAACAAACTAAAGGATGCACCAAAATGAAGTTGTTATTTGCCTCTCTTGTTGCTATCACGCTAGCTGGATGTGCATCTAAACCTCCTCAGGTTCTCACAAAGACTGAGATGCAGGTTGTAATGCCAGAAAGAACTATGTTCTATTGCCAGAATGTTCGCCGCTTTCCAAATCCAGAAACACTTACAGATGCACAGGTTGCTAAATTATTAGTTGAATTACATTCTAAAAATACAGAGTGTCAGAAAAATATGAATGCAGTTTATAAGTTTTTAGATGCTGCAAAGAAAGAAACTGAGAAGAGAGAAGAGAAGAAGTAATTACCACCAACCTAATTTTTTAAGATGACTGATCCTATCATCCCATAGTTCATTAGTTATTTTTTTATTTTCATCGGAGAGCTTTTGAACAAGTTTCCATGATTTACTCAATTGAGCATATAGACCATCAAAATCTCTATTGAATAGAAGATTATCAAGATCTATAATCTCAAAATTTATTTTTTGTTTATTTAATTCATCTAGTATAATTTTATGATTTAATAATCTGTCAGATTTTAAAATCGATTTTTCTGTTTTTTCAAAATTTTCTTTTATATTTGTTAAATCAACATTTGATTTATACATAGTATTTGATTTAACATACAATGTATAGAGAGATGTTAATTCTAACTTATAATCAATGTAGTATAATTTTATATTGTGTTTATTAAACAATTTTAATATAGTGAAGAATTTATCAAAAATGTCTTTACGATTAATATGATCATTAATATATGTAGTATGTGTGTTTATCAATGATCTACTGGTATCTTTTTTAAAATATTTAAAATAAGTTTCAAGATTTATATCTTCTAAAGATATATTTTCCCATTTGTTTGCAGAAAATTTATCTCTTATATTTTCATCTGCTATAGGAACAAATTTTTCTAACTCTCCTCTATATCCATTAGACCACCTATTAGATGATGAATAAATTTTATTTTTAGTTAGAGTCCAACCAGATCTAAATGATCTTTGTGTCACAGTGTCTAAAGTATACGAACACACATCTGTAAAATTAACTAAAAAATCTCCTGAAGCTCCTGGATCTGTTAGAAATACTATACCATTATAAGACATTACACTTTCTTTTCTTCCTCTTCTTCCTCTTCCTCTTCTTGTTCTGCGAGAAGTGCTAATGAAGCAGCAACACTATTCATAGTACTAGTCAACTTCTCAATAATTGTATCTTGACTGTAAATTGTAACCCAACAATAAGCAGCCCAAAATGACATCAACACCATATTACCATATGTAAAAGTATCAAACATGCTATTAGACATGAATGTGAAATAAACAAACATTGCAGCTGAATATGCACTAGCAATGAGAGGGAAATATTTCCTATAAAAATGCATTATGACTCCTTGATATATTCTTTCAGCATATCATACAATTCTGGATTATGATCCATCCAGTGTTCACTTCTAATGTTATTAAGCTTATTATCTATCTCTAAGAATGAATTGAAATTTCCTGGTTTTTTCATCATTTCATTTTCAACCATCCTATAAGTATAATCGTCTATTTTATTTTTTAGATTAGAGAGAATACGATATTTAACTTCAAGAGGTAAGTTAAAACACTTTAACCAGTCTCTTCCATCCACCATATGCCACTCTATACCAATCTTATATAAGTGTTTCTGTTTTAAATATTCTTGTAACTTATAGAATTGGTTTACATTATAAATCGATATGACAGAAAAAATCTTTACTTTGGTTCTTTTATTTCTAGGATGATTTTCAGCGAACCAATCAATAACTTTCTCTACATTCTCCCATTGACTACCTTTTCTTAAGAAACTGTTTAAACTACCATAAGCATCTACGCTTAGATTTACAGATAAAAATTCACACTGTTTTAATAATGCATTTAATGCTTCACTTGGTATTAGAGTAGTATTTGTTGTTAAAAATATTTTAAGTTGTGATAAGTTACATTTATTGAGTATTTCAATAAACTTTTTTTCTTCCATCAGTGGCTCACCACCAATTAGTTTTATGTGACGAAGTTTTGAGAAATCATATATTTCAAATAATTCTTTGCTATATTTAACACCAGAAATTCCGTCTTTTATATTTACACCAAAAAAATCTAATCCTAATTTAATAGCATCACTATACCAATTAGTACTTAGTCCCGGATTACACATCCTACATCTATTATTACACACATTACTTAGAGCCAGATCAAGATGAGTTAATACTGGATTTTCTGGTATTGTTGTTCCTAATTGTTTAGCAAAACCTAAACGCATACTTGATGTATTATTGCTAGTTTTTTCTTGTTCATAACAAGAAGAACATCCAGCCACATATTCATCTTTTATCATGCTCTCACGAAGTTGTTGCATGAACGGATGATTGAACACATCATCATGTGATAAGTCTAAATCTTTAGGTGTGTGTTCCCACCTAAATTGACAACACGGGAAAACACGACTATCGGGACGTACAGCTATATGATGAAATGGTAAAAGACAACGATGTTTATATTCAGTCATCATATATTCCTAATGGCTCGGGGTGATGGGCTCGAACCACCAACACACGGATTCAAAGTCCGTAGTTCTACCAATTGAACTAACCCCGAATAAATTCATACACACTATCTTATTTGCGCCAGGGTTGTCTAAGATAAGACAAGATATTTTCTGGACTTGTTTCGCCATAAGGATCTGTTTCACAGTCATCACAGATCCCGGGTTCTTCGAACCAAGCTTCGATGATACCATCATTAACTACTGCAGCATAACGCCACGAACGTTCACCAAATCCAAGATTCATCTTAGATACTAACATACCAAGTTCAAAAGTAAACTGGCCATTACCATCAGGAATCACTACAACATTTTCAATGTTCTGTGACTTAGCCCACGAATTCATTACGAATGAATCATTGACTGACATACAATAGATGGCATCAATTCCATACTTCATGAACTCATCATAGTTCTTCTCAAAGCCGGGAAGCTGATAAGTTGAACACGTAGGTGTGAATGCACCAGGCAATGAGAACAAGACTACACGCTTATGCGCAAAGAAGTCTCGTGAGTTGACTGTCTCCCAACGATATGGGTTATCACCACCAATACTCTCATCACGTACACGAATCATAAAATCTACATCTGGTACTGGTCGACCAACATTAGTTACCATAATATTCTTCACCCTTTTCTGCATAGAATCTAGCAATAGTTAAAGCTTTTGCTTCTGTGTAGTCAGTAATAGCACTCTCTTCATAATGAGAAGAGAGTTCATTGTATGCACCCTCATTCACTACTTTATATGAGATACGTATATTGTCTTTATACACGTGTACATCAATAGCTATAATCTCTTTGACTTTTGTATAAGATTCAAAAGAATCTATTTTACGCTGCCAAGTCTCACCCTCATAAGTAAGTTCTTCAACTGCGTATGTCTTACGACATCGCGGCACAATAAACTTATGACCTATGTCATATGTAGTTTCGATGATCACTGACAATACCTCTGAAACACTTCACGTCCACGACGATCATAACCAACAAACTCATCCCAACATGGACGGCTATTGTAATAATACATGCCTGTACCAAGAGCGCCGAGCGCAAGACCACCGAGAGCATACGGGACCCAGTTATTCTGGCGATGACGAGGCGGGTGATAGTGCTGGCGTGGAGGCGCATAATGATGACGAGCGTGTGGCTGACGATAACCATGATCTCGCCTGTGATGGTGTTGTGCAAAAGCAGGCGCAGCCGTGAGTACAACCAGTGATACTGCTATGACACCTAAGATGATCTTACGCATGTTTCTTTACCTCTATGACTACAAAACGGGTGTGATCATAATAACCAATTTCCCAGTAGTTCGTCACGATATTATAACGGCTCACATACTTCATGATTAGACCCTCTCGATGATGGGACGACCAATAACCTGAATCTTGTTAGTACGCTTACCTTCCATATCCTTAGCAAACTTGATTGCAGACTGGAGGGTGGCAAACTTGCACGTCTGATCGGTGCTCAATATACCATACAAAGCACTTGACTTGTTAACATGCTTGATATCATATGTGACTTTAAACCTGTACATGCTTGCCTCCTATGCTTGTTACATCTATATATTACCACAGTGGCACTGTTTGTACATATTTATTTTGAGTCGGGGCGGATCATGCGAATATTTTCTCTATAGTCGCGCAGTGTCTTCACATCGATTTCATGTGCTGCAGTGTAATAGGCAGCTGCACCAATCATGACGAAGACCCATGCAACTGCTATCCATGTAGCGATGAATACGTCATTGAGGATTACTGTAAGTTCTGTGCGGAGACCGAGCGTGCTGGTAATGCAAATGATTACGAGGAACGAGATCTTAAAGAAGTTTCGCACAAACCCAGATGAAATGTCATAACCATTATGCATCACTTGTCTCCATTATATAAAAAAGAGGGGAGAGTACTCTCCCCTCTAAAGTCCTATTAGAACTTGTAGTTTACACCGGTTGTAACGCGATCTTCGGCATTACGGTTGGCTTTCTCGATAGCATCGATCCGACGATAGCGTACATCAAGCTCAACACTTGGTACGATCTCGTACTTAGCACCAACACCAATGTTATAAACGGAATAATCTGCAGTTACAGAATTCCAACGATAACCAACACCGCCGATACCATAAACGGTAACGTCAACGCCGGGAATCTTGTACTGTGGTACAACGTTTAGAGCAAATGTATTGCCATAATTCCACTCACCACCAACCTTAGTCTGTGGACGAGAGAAGTCATATGTACCCTCTACTGCGAGGAACGGAAGGACGTTCCAGCCAGCAACAGCACCACCAGAGTAGACGCGAGCATCTTCACTCAAGTTTGCACCGACATTAACACCAGCATAGAACTGAGTCTGTGCGAGTGTTGGAAGTGCCGGAGCAGCCGGAGCCTTCTTTGAAGGTAGATCAGAAGCCGAAGCTGCTGCTGCCGACGCAAGAAGAGCGAGCGCCGCTACGATAGTCTTTTGCATTTTAGTTCTCCTAGTTTGTTACATTACTCAAAGATGTTTCGGATTAAAAAGAATAAGCCTACTAATATAGGCATCCAAAACAACATTATTATTAGCCAGAAAGCTTGTACGAACTTGTCGAATAACTTGCTGGCACTTACATGCTCATGAAGCATGATCCTATTTATAACCCTAGAGCTTTATGGGTGTACTTGAGATAGCCACCCTTAAAGTCATGAGTCAAGTATTCAGAGAGGATCTCAAAACGAAGGGCTGCTGCTTCGTCTGAGGAGTCTCTGAGCTGTTTAGCTGCATCATTGCAGAAACGGATAAGAGAGACCAATGAGACTTTGTCCTCGTGGTCGTGAAGAGTCATAGCTTGCTTTTTACCAGGGCGTTGCATGTGTCTGTCTCCATGTTATACTTTTCATTATATACACTTTTCAGAAAATGTATACAGTTAAATATCACCTTCCCATGGGTTCTTGTAAGGATCTATCTTTAAGATCTTAACTTCCAAGATATAGATCATAGCGCAGTACAATATTACTGCTCCTGCAATCATAAATGCATCCATCATCTCTTAACACTCCATTCACGTGGTCTTTCTGGTGCAGGTTCGGGTCCGGGCACGACGGGTGTATTACTGATACGACGATGGAGGTACTCACCAATAGCTTCACGTATGCATGACGATGGGTCTTTTCCCATTGCCTCTGCATACTCGTACAGTCTGTCTCTCAGGATAGTATTACAACGAAACGAAGTAATTCGATTTTCCATACCTGACTTAGCACGATACAGCGATGTCGCGCCATCTTTATATTGGTGTCTCTCTGGCATTATACCTTGTATGTGTAGTAGCACTCTACTATCGATTTGAGTTTATCATCCATGATGTTGTTACACCAGTCATGATCCATGATGCCACAACACAGGTCCATATAGTCTTCGACAGTGAGGAACTGTTTACATAACATCAGGTACTCGTATTGTGTACGAGGTTTCATGACTTGTTTACCATTTATATATCCGAATTCTCGAGAGGCTGGATCGAGATAACGTGTATCAACGAGCTCTGAGTTATCGATCAGACCTGTGTCTTCTTTCTTTATCTTTGGTTTAAATTCTATGATATCAGCCATCACACATCTTTCATCAGACGTTGGATACGTGTTACAATGCTCTCTTTGCCAGCGCGCAGTCGACGCAATGCTTTTCGCTTGATATGCATTCGAATCTTTGCTGATTCAGAGAAAGATTTCATGTTACGAATGTCAGAATCGATATCAGCGATACGAATAGGATTATAACCAGCGGTGTGATCTTCCCATTCACGGGCGATATAGTCAGCGATCCACTTATCGGTGTCCATAAGCATCTCGTATTCTTTACGAGCTTCAGCTAATTGTTCTGCTGGACTCCAACAAGCGAGGGCAGTTTCTTTGTCTAAATAAGCTGTAGGCACAATAGTATTTCCTTGTGATCCAATACTGATACTATTAAATGCTTCTTGTGCTACCGATGGTCCTGCTGCTGCTCCGAGACCTAGTAATCCTAGCATTGATCGTCTATTCATGTATCACCCGCAATATGCTCGTGTTTGTTTCCAACAGTCACAGTCTCTGCACATCCTGTCTGGATTTTCTGACTCACAGTTTCGTTGGTCTCTCTGATCAAGATGGTGTGCCTTCACTTCCATCATCTTCTTGTATTGTCTCTCGTATGCAGCGAGTAGATGATCGTATGCTTTGATGTGTTTATCCTCGATAGCAGCGACGAACTCTTCTAGCTCTGGCATATCTGCATTACCGCTGATAAAGTAACGACGTGGTGTCTCATTATCAATATAATTGACGAGACCTGCATCGAGTGCTAGCTGTAGGATCTCTGGCTTCATGTCACCACTCCAAGATCGTCACTTTTGCACACAAGTTGCATACACAAAAGCTGCCCATCTACTATTAGATTTAACGGAGTCCAAAGCAACCATACAGTTCTTTTCAGAGGTAAACTCTTGCATGGTCACTACCTGCCCACTGTTTACTACCGATATAACAATCAAAACATATAGCATTACTTTACCACTCCGGGCCAGTTGTCTTTTCGGTACGTTGATATATGTATGCGAAGTCGACGCCATATGCAGGTACAACCAACAGTTTTTCTGGCATGTTATTCGTATCACGTTCACCTAACACACCACTGATAAACAGTGTATCAGGATGACTCTCAGGTGTCAACCGACGAAGGATCGTGGCCTGCATATCACACTTATTCTTGAGTCGTGTAATATCTTCCATAAGTGATTGAATAAAGCGTTTTGTTTCATCATTCTGAGTCATTGTCTACCTCGATGCAGTGCCAGACGTGTGGATAACCATCGCTGGATGCTGCGTGTACTGTGCCTAGATATGTACCTTCCCAGCTCATGCCTGTACCGGTAAATCGTAGTGTTTTCCAGTCGACCAGAGCATCAGATTCTTTAGTGTTTGGTAGATCTTGCCATGATGGATCAACCTCGCACCACACGTATGGATCACCGTGTTGAACACCGAAGCTGACAGGTCGACCAAGGACCTTCAGTGATTCGCCGGGCAGAAATGGACCGAATTTCCAGATTGCTTTCATATCAAAATTCTTCCCAAAAGTAAACAGAGTTCTTTGTCTTGAACTTCATTGATCGAAGCCCATTCTTATCAGTGTATTCCTCGAGGATCTCTGTGACTGGTGATGTTTGCCACCAGTCTTGCATGGTGTAGCTACGAGCGTAGTATGACCCGACGCGGACACCGCACCCTACACGTGGGTATGTCTCACCGGGTATTGGTTGGTATGATTCTGAGTCGAGGATCTGGCACATTGGTCCGGAGTCGCCTGCTGACCCGTCTTCACGTACGAGTGAGTATTTAGTCATTACTTGCATTCCCTTACGTGTTTGCAGTCTTTGCGAAATCCGAAGCCTACGCAGGTACAACTCCAGTGTTGGCCGTTACGTGTGACTGTGTAGGATGTACCGGGTTTGGTGCCGGCGACGATGTGGGTCTCGCTGTCGCTCTTGGTTGTATTACTAGTGTATCCAGAGCCGATGATGCGGTTGAGGTCGATGATGCGAAAGGGGAATTGTGTTTGGCCTGTTGACAGGCATATGCAGTCTGGACCGACCCAGCGTGGGTTTGGTAGGACTTTGCCCGTGTATGTGTTGACCAGTGGACCGGGCATATTGGTCTTGACTTGTTTGACTTGGATGGTGATGTCTTGTCCGATGGCGTACATGGTTGTCCTCAGTCGCAGGAGTCGGCAACTTTGAGTGTGCAGTAGAATAGGCCGTCTTTTTCCCATTTGTCAGTGATGCGAGGGAAGTAGACGTAGTTGTGTTCGTCTTGGTATTTGCCGAACTCGGCTACTTCTTCGAGGGAAGAGAAGCCGGTGTAGGTATTGTACCAGTCGCGGCCTTGTTTCTTGCGGTCCACGAACTGTAGGTGTTTCCAGTCTGTCTTCATCTTGCCACCATTACTTTCTTGTTGATCAGGTCGTAGGAGACGTAGCCGTCTTTCATGAGGATCTGGCCGGGAGCCTCGTCCTTGAGGCGAGAGAAGTAACTCTCTGTATCGTAGTACTTGCAGAGCAGGCGGACATAGTCTGATTTCTTGACCATGCCACGATACTTGAACCGAGCCACGAACCGGTTATCAGGTCCGTAGGTGAGGTATCCGCCGTGATAGTTGAACTGTGACCGCTCGAACTTCATGTGTTCCACTCCGTTATTCATATTAAGATAGTACCATACCCACAGTCCCTGTACATGTTTATTTTAAAAATAATTCGAGACCTGATAACCTATTGACCAGTATACCAATCCACCAGTCAACCTATCCACCTGTAGACCTGTTAACCTGCCGACCTGTAGACCTACCGGCCTGCCGGCCTACCTGACCTGTAGACCTATCAACCAGTAGACCAGAGGACCAGTGTACCTATGGACCTGTAGACCTGTAGACCTACCTGACCTGTACCTAGCCATACACGTATACCCTCATGCATACCTGATATACATGATCTCATCTCCCCTAGAACAAGAGACCAGCAGACTCACGTTCCTCAGCATCAAACCGCTTAACAACCGCCTCCTTGATCTCAGTCATACGAGCATGCATGCCCGGTACCTCAATAACCTCAGCGATACAGATCATCTCCTCAATAAAATCATGGATAGTCCAAGTGCTAGTCTTATTCTCAGAATAGGCAGACATGTGTTACTCCATAGGATATATTATGCTCGATACTGCTCATTATACAGTAGCAGTATATACCATGTACATGCCCTGAAAGGGTCTATTATAGTATTACAAACCAGAGAAATTGATAATTCTGACGTCCGCGCTAGGGTGTGTTTCTGTGGATGGAACACGATACCGCCTGCAGGAACACAACTACGCAGAGCTCTGTTCCGCATACAGGAACACGCGATGTGACACGAGCATGACTTGGCAATCCCAGTGTTTCGCATGGAGGAACACCGTGATCAGCAGCACGCATGACTGGCCTCCGGAGGGTCCGGATCACCATTTATAGATCCATTCTATCACATCAGTTTTTTTTGTACATAGCGCTTTAGTATAATGTACACGTGCTGTGGGATGTGGTATAATGAAATGAGGACATGTTTCGCATGGAGGAACACGGGATCTACCAACACTCCCAGCTCCCCGCTCTCCCCGGACTTCTATTATATCCTATCAAGTTTCCTGCCTATGTACACCGTTTTTTTTCGATTTTTTTTTCGAAATAAGCATGTACAATCCCGGTGAGCTTGATATAATGATCTTATCGAATGGAGGAATGGTTATGCAGTTCACTCAGTCCCTCGCTTATACCCGCCTGCTGGCTAAGGGTGTGAAGATCATCGATTCCCGCTTCCGTCCTCTGGCTAAGCTGGATGATGATCGTCAGTTTGAGGCCATAATGGAGATCGCGATGGAAACGATCGACGAATCCACTTTCGATCTCACGTACTTCCTCCGTAGTGAAGCTGAAGATGAGCTCGACGAGATGGAATACGAACTTCACATGACCCTCCAGGCTGATCTCACCTCATATCTCGTCAATGAGATTCGCGAGATCACCCGCCTCAAAAAAGAGATCGTCTTCTAAAAAAAGCATGTACATGTCACCTGGATGTGGTACATTTAGATAGTCAACTTGGAGAGAATCACATGAGCAAGTATCGTTCCTCGGCCTACGTGGCCACTGTGTATGACATCAATGATCCGCTCATTGCCGAGCAGAAGCGAATCGCACGTATCATCAATGCCAAGAAGCGAGTGTTCGAGTTGCAGGGTATTGGCAAGCAGGTGACGTATGGTGATCGCACCTACGTAGAACGCACGCGTGTCGTCGTTCGTCCTCGCCTTGGCAAGAACAATGTCCACGCACCACTCTATCGTCGTGGTGGAGCACTTAAGCGTATGAGTGCACAGACGATTCGTCCTGAACATGGCACACGCTTCGACGTGTACATGTCACCTGCCTTGGTCCAACGTAAAAAAGTTTGAAATAAGCATGTACATATCACGGTGACTGTGGTAGGATATATCATGGTCAAGGAGAGAGACATGATACTGATCGAACTGACACTGCCCACCTTCTGGGCGTCTTCGCTGGTCAACGGTGACGACACCGGTCTAGATGACGAAGATCAAGCCCAGCTGGATGCCTTCATCGATGACATGGTCAACCAGTATGGCAAGTGCTGGTGCCTCGGCATCAAGGACGGCGATGAGCCTGTCTTCACCTCGTACCACGACGCCAATGCATTCGGTGTCCTGGCCTGTGACTGCGCAATCTTCGTATTTGAGGGCTGAACCATGCAAGCTGAACAACTCCACCTCGAGAACCTCCCATTGGCCGATGCACAGGCAAAGGCCATTGCCATCCTGAAGGACACCAAGACGAAACAGGCAAAAGTTAACAACCTGGTCCGAGACGTCCAGCGTGCCCGGTCCTCCCGCGAGGTCCAGCGCATCATGTGGAACACCCTGCTGGCAGGCACCGGCTTTGGCACGGTGGACAGCCCCTGGCAACAATTTCACAAAATGACGTAAAAAACGCGAAATAAGCATGTACAAGCATGCAGGACTTGATAAGATCAGATAGTAAGCAAATGGAGTACACACGATGAGCACCTCAGATATCATGATTGTCCTGGCCCCGTTCGCGATCCTGTGGTCGGTCATGGCCATCGGGTTCCTCATCGTCCACATCTTTGAAGTGAAAGGAAACTAAGTCATGACTACTGCGACTGTTGAAGCCATCAAGGCCAAGAACCTCGACACCATGCGTGCTGTCACCCAGATGCTCAAGGACGAGCAGCGCGCCCCTAAGCGTTCCACCAAGGAAGTCCCTGCTGCCAAGCTCCTGAAGGAAGTTGGTGTCAAGGTGCCCAAGCAGGCAGGTAAGGAAACGAAGCTGGCCTGTTCCCTGCGCTTGATCGAGACCTACAAGGTCCGTGATGAGTTTGTCAAGATGCTGCAGGGCCACTTCCCGGATCTGTCCGAGTTCAATGCCCGCTGCTACTTCAATAAGGTTCGTCAGGGGTGATCCCTCTCCTCCGTATACCCTGACGCTTGTTGGGGCCGGTTGCCTTAGCGCGCTGGCCCCACTTTTTTCGAAAATAAGCATGTACAACCCCTCTGGATATGGTATTCTAGATTATACCAAGGAGAGAGCACCATGTACACCGTTGACCAGATCCGCACCATCCTGGACGAGCTTGAGTCCAACTACTCGATGGCTATGGACTTCCAAGCCTATCCCCTGGCTAATCACCTCCTGAAGCAGATCGATGCCCTCCGGGATGAGTTGGTTGGCCTGATCATGGCCGAGGATCCTTATACGTCTGAGGCTGATGTCCGCTACTTCGAGGGGTTCTGAGATGCAGGTAATAGCCAACTGCCAGGCCGGTGGCCACAAGACCGGCGAGCTCAATGACATCACGGTCGAGGAGATCAGCGCCACCCTGGGCTTCGAGCCTAACGTGGATGATGATCCCTGTAAAGTGGTCAATTCCTGGGGCTTCACCGTCGATGGCCATGACTGTGGCATCTGGGACTATAAGGGCTCTCACAAGATCGGCATGTTCTCCACCTTCGGTCCGGACTACGTCTTCCGCGCACTGTTCTCACCATACTACAGCCGCTGATTCCTGTACATTATACTAAAGCACTATGTACAAGGCACGTGACTGTGGTAGGATTAGATATCAAAAGGAGAGACTAACATGCAAGCACAGACCTACAGCATCATCGAAGCAGTCCAGGACTTTGGTCCGATCGTCCACGTGGACGAGGATCTTGGCTTCATCTTCTGCTGGAACCGCAACCACACCTTCAATGTCCTGACCAAGTTCAATGATCGTTATCAGGTGGTTGACGCTTTCCAGAACTACGACGTCGAACGCACAGATTCGCTGACCAAAGTGATTAGCAAGTGCGAGTGCTATTGCATCAATCTCCATGACGAGCTCAACGAGGAGTATGCTTAATGTCCAAGCTGTCTCAATTCATCGTCAAGCACAACGTCGAGGATGGCTACTCTGTGGCCTTTGCTGTGGAACGCATTGCCATCTTCCTTCGTTGTTCAGAGGACGAGATCCTCTCTGGTGCTCTTAATGACACCAAGGCTGCACAGTATCTTCTTAACCTTTCTCGGAGACTCGCTAATGTCTAAGAACCTCGAACTGGCGAAAGCCATCCGCCACGGCCTCTTCGCAGACCGCGCCACTGTCAAGGAAGCATTTGATTATGCCTTTGACGTCATCTCCCGCCTCCCTTCTTCTGAGCAGATCGCTGCCACGACAGCCATGTACGTCGTCCTCAACACGATCTCCAAAGAGATTGAGAAGAACGAAGCGGCTGCAGAGGAATACCCTGCAGGCGGCGGCATCGAGAAGGCCTTTGCCACAGGCGACCACTCTCCCAAGAACGTCTGGCCATAAGGATAACACCATGTCTGAGACACTGACTCCTACATCATGGACCATCATCGTCCGCAAGGGCTCCATTGGTGGCAACCTCATCATCCTCAAAGAGGAATACACCGACTATGACGCTGTCATGACCCGCCTTGACGAGGTCGAGCGCAACTACGGTAGCCGCTACTGGATCGACCTACGCACCCACTACTAGGACTAGCCTAGAGCAGGACCAGTGACTATGGTAAGCTCTAGGTACCCTTTTACTATACTGGATCTAGTACGTCGGTCTCCTATTAATAGACTTTGCGTTCCCTCACTTTGAAAATTTTTTCTGGAAATTTTTTTAGCTCTCCACGGTCATATAGCTGTTTACATCTGTCCTCATCTGGGGTATAATGATTTCATGATCAAACATATTACTGATAAAGACAACTACTGGGTACGAGTTACCTGGCGTAAGACTGTGGTACCTTACGGTCCCCGTAAGGTACAGACTATTACCAACCTGAGTAGGGATAGAGCTTCTCAGTTGTACCGTAGGTATGACTATGAGATGGAAATCCTTGACATCTACAAGGTGGAGATGGGTCGAGGATGAGTAAGTATCGTTTAGAGGTATCTCATTGGACCCGTAGCCGTGATGGGGATGATTGGGTTGACTCAGAGTATTGGGTTAACTTTCAGTCTCTATCAGAGGGCATGGAGCGTATTGAGAGGATCTCCGATCCCTTGAACAGGAGTCTTATAGAGGTACGTCTCTACAACATGACTGATAGTAAGGACCTCGTTTACAGGAAAGACTTTATCTCAGGGAAGGTGGAGGATTATACTACTATCCCTGATTTCGATTATCACAACAAGGAGTATGACAATGGTAAGTAAAGCAGCAGAATACACTAAGACTACAGATACTAAAGAGAAGAAGCCGGGCCGGTACGTGTTCTACGTGAACGTAGATCAGTACTGCAAGCAGGGTTGGTTGAACCAGATCTTCATGTCCGAGTCGCGCAGCGAGAAGCTGCTGCGTATCAAGGCTGAGATCGCTCGCTCAGGTTTCTTCAAGCCAGATGAGGAAGTCCTCATCGTCCCCTCTAACGGCACCCATCTCGAGAAGCTCTGGGAAGAGTAAGATCTCTCTGGAAATCTAGAAAAATGTGCCGTAATAGGATAGAGAAATGACAGACGTACTAGATGAACTGACACAGGCATATAGCTTTACCAGAGATGAACTTCTTGGTAAAGCTATCGACGAGATCGCTCAACAACGTAGACACATCGAGAACCTCTCTCGAGAACACTCAGACCTACGACATGAGAATCAGATCCTCGTAGAGATCAATCGAGACCTACACTGGAAAATGGAATATGAGAGGAAACACTAATGTCCGATGCATTTACACAGGAAGAAGCATGGATCTTCGACATGGATGGTACACTCGCTAACTCTAAATGGCGACAACACCACCTCATGGGCATCAAGAAAGACTGGAAAAGCTGGAATACCGGCATGATCCACGACCTGCCAAATCATGAGATCATCCAGTTTACTCATATCGCTAAGGAAAAAAACATCGCTGTCATAGTCTGTACAGGCCGAGAGGATACATACAGAAAAGACACCGAAGATTGGCTCAAGATGCACTGCGTTTCCTACGATATGCTCTTCATGCGAAAGGCAAAAGACTATCGCAAGGATCAATTCATCAAGAAAGAAATGCTCGAGACTATCAAGTTTCTTAACTACAACCCTACACTCTCTTTCGACGATCGCGACCGAGTGGTCAAGATGTGGCGAGAAGAAGGTATCCGATGCTTTCAGGTCGACTACGGCGACTTTTAACATAGAAAGGTGATAATATGCATATCAATGCCAACATCAGCGTAGAACTAGACGAAGATCAGGCTGACGAAGTCCTGCTTAACATCCTCAAGAGGGACTACGTACGTCTCTACGACGAACGTCAAGATCTCATGCAACGCGTCAATGAGCTTGCAGAGTACGAAAAAGAAGACCTTGAGCACATTAATGGCTACATAGTCGCTATCGAGACCCTCCTGAAGTACTACATGTACGTCGGAGACGCTGAAGAGTTCATTCGAGGCGTAAAAGGGGTTTACATCTCTGAATAACCGTGGTATAAAGAGTCTGTAAGTCACAAGGAGACACAAGATGAACGTGTATATCCAGTATCAAGACGTTACAGGCTCATGGTACCAAGTCATGGTCACAGAAAATGAGGGCCCTCGTATCCTCATGGCCATGAAGACAGTATCCAGCCAGTATCCTGGCTCACGTGTTCGTGCCGTTGATGAAAACGGGCGAGTAGTTGACATCCTCTAAAAAAAGTTGTTGACAAATTTTCATCGTTGTAGTACTATCTAAACAGTGGCAGTGAGCCACACAACTAGGAGAATATACATTATGCGTAATACTCAGTCTACCAAGCTCGTCACCGCTCTCGAGAAGGGTGAAGAGCTCACTGCCAAGCAGATCTCTGCTCGGTTCAACATCGCTAACCCTACCGCAGTCATCGCTAACCTTCGTTCCGAGGGTCATGTGATCTACACCAATACCCGCAAGAATCACCGCGGCGAAACGGTCTCTAAGTACCGTATCGGCAAGCCCACTAAGCGTCTCGTCGCCGCTGGTCTCGCTCTTCTCGGTGTCCAGGGTGCAGGACTCGTCAACTAAAAAATAATGTCTAATAGTTGACAGTTTTACAACTCTGGTGTATAAATAAAGTGATTCCAGAGTTGTAATACTCTCGCTGTTTGACATTGTTGGTAAGAATGTTGAGACAATCGAAAGGTTGTCTCTTCACGGATGCATCAGAACCCGAAGTGTGTGCACAATATTAACATAGAGGTAGGCTACTCAGCCCGTCTAAGTCGGCCGTAATTGACGGTGGTATTAGTAGTTAGATAGCTGGTGCATCTTTGTAGAGACAATGGACCCTTAGCTCATTTGGTTAGAGTAGCGGTCTTTTAAACCGTTGGTACTGGGTTCGAATCCCAGAGGGTCTACCATAATATGGAGAAGTGTAATGAAGAAGATCTTTTTAGCAAGCGCATGTGGATTATTTTTGGCCGGTTGCAATGCAACTGTCTATGATAGTCGTCCATCAGTGTATGTTCCTCGGCCGGCAGTAGTCGTACCACCGGTGTATGCACCGTTGCCACCGCCGCGTCCTTACTATGTTCGTCAACCTCGTAGAGAGTGTTTTACGACATGGGACCGTACTCCTTATGGGCTGCGCGAGCGAGTTGTCTGTCGTTAAAAGTTTGGAAGGGTGGCCGAGTGGTTTAAGGCTCCAGTCTTGAAAACTGGCGTAGGCGCAAGTCTACCGTGAGTTCGAATCTCACCTCTTCCGCCAAATAACCCGTGTTAGTGTAGCGATCAAACATACCCGCCTTTCAAGCGTGGAGATCATGGGTTTGAATCCCATACGCGGGACCAATACGGACCGTTAGCTGAGTTGGTTTTAGCAGGAGACTCTTAATCTCTTGACGGGGGTTCGAATCCCTCACGGTCTACCAAAAAGTTTATTCGCTTGAACCCGAATGGGTATCGGGACCTGACTGTTAATCAGGCCACTGTAGGTTCGAATCCTACCAAGCGAGCCAAATTTGAAGTGTCGGCTTATAGCACTATAAATAAACCGATATATCATCACCGAGTGTTAGTGATGACGCTTCAAGCCAATTATGCGGGATTAGCTCAGTGGAAGAGCGCTTCGTTTACACCGAAGATGTCGGGAGTTCGACCCTCTCATCCCGCACCATTTTATAGGATATATGATGAATGAGTTTGTGATTGAAGTTGGTGATAAGCGTTTGCAAGTTCATGCAAACAATATGATTGAAGCTATTTACATAGCTAGATCATACAACCAAAAGCGACAAACTTATAGAGTAACAGATACAAAGACTGGAAAAACCGTAACAGGTATTCCACTTGATTAGTTCGGGGCCATAGCTCAGCTGGGAGAGCGCTTGATTTGCATTCAAGAGGTCTGCGGTTCGATCCCGCATGGCTCCACCAATAACGGTTAGTCGCGATAAATAGACTCGCGTGGGCCCACGGTTAGCCCATAACAGTTTCGCTGGTTTAGCTCAGCAGGTAGAGCAGTTGATTTGTAATCATCAGGTCGCGAGTTCGATTCTTGCAACCAGCACCATATTGACGCAGAGTGGAGCAGTAGTAGCTCGTTTGGTTCATACCCAAAAGGCCGGTGGTGCAATTCCATCCTCTGCAACCAATTCACAGGGATGGGTTCCTGTGCGTCACCAACATCACCGATCGCACGGTCTGATGTTGGGTATAGTGACCAGCCACTGAGGTCTGGAGTGTGCGATCGTCTAACCCATAAAATCTGACACGCGAAAAGGTGTCGCTGGATGGCAGTAACCAGCTATGTTATAAAACGGCTAATAGTAGCAAATATTAGTAGCCGTTTCATAACATATTGGCCTCGTAGCTCAGTTGGTTAGAGTGCCAGCCTGTCACGCTGGAAGTCGCCGGTTCGAGCCCGGTCGAGGTCGCCATTCCGGAATAGTTCAGCTGGTAGAACATCAGACTCTGAATCTGAGTGTCGGTGGTTCGAATCCATCTTCCGGATCCAAGCTTGGGGAAGTGCGCTGGAGAGGCAACAGCAGGGTCTGCAAAACCTTCGAATGTCGGTTCGAATCCGATCTTCCCTTCCATGTCTCGTTAGCTCAACTGAATAGAGCGTCGGTCTACGGAACCGAAGGTTGAGGGTTTGATTCCTTCACGGGACTCCATTTGCGGGTGTAGCTCAGTGGTAGAGCGTCACGTTGCCAACGTGAATGTCGTGGGTTCGACCCCCATTGCCCGCTCCAATAATGCGCGTGTGACGGAATTGGTATACGTATTAGTCTTAGAAACTAAGTTTTGCAGGTTCAAGTCCTGCCATGCGCACCATAAATTAGGTTCACTACAGCATATAGACATGATAATAGGAAAGTTCCGGTGTACAATTCCGGAGGACCTAAGGGTCTTAGTGTAATAGGCTAGCACGTCCTAACCTAAGTGTGAACCTGCATAGTTTTAGGCTATCTACAGCATATCTTTCGCCTTGTAAGCCGTAGGTCGTTGGTTCGAATCCAACTAGGAGCTCTTTGCTTCTATAGCTCAGCGGATAGAGCAACGTAAATGCATAGCCTGTTGAAAATAAATGTTTACTTAATAAATCTTTATGGTATTATCAAGTTATAGAGTTTAAGGATCCGTACAGCATACTCGCCGTAAGGCACTTTTATTGGAAAAAGCAAAGGGATCCTGTTGAGTTTAAGATTGACCATACCGCAAAACATTTGACTCTTAGAGTCTTACAGCACTGATACAACTTTGCGAAGTTGTTATCCACGTGGATAGTTTCGAGGGTACACCACGTTAAAAAAGGAAAGTAGAAGTCAATCTGTTGAGTTTAGATTCAGTTCCGCATACATTACAGTCTCGAAAAACTGACAAAGTTGAATCTGTTGAAAAGGAGAAAGTGAAATGACTACTTTTGTAAATGCTGTTGTTAATCAGTCTGCTCGTACTGAGAACGGGATGAAGGCTCGTCAGAATACTGCTAACGCACTTACTGACTTGTTTTTCAAGATCGGTGCTATGCGTGGCCAAAACGTAATCCCTGCTTGGACTGCAGCTCGCGTGCAAGATCCTGACTTAGCAGCTCGTGTTGCTCTGTGGGCACGTGACGTTCGTGGTGGGGCTGGCGAACGTAAGATCTTCCGCGATATTCTTGTTGATCTCGCTAACACTGACGCTTCTCAAGCAGCTGCTTTGGCACATAAGGTTCCTGAGCTTGGTCGCTGGGATGACCTACTTGTTCTCGTTGGTACTCCAATTGAAGAAGTAGCATTCTTTCGGATCAAGTGTGCCCTTGAAGATGAAAACGGTCTCTGCGCAAAGTGGATGCCTCGTCAGGGTGAAGTAGCTGCAAAGCTGCGTAACTATCTTGGCTGGACTCCAAAGTTCTACCGTAAGCGTCTGGTTGAGCTGACTAAGGTTGTCGAGACTCAGATGTGTGCTAAGGACTGGGATAACATCAACTTCAGTCATGTTCCTTCTGTTGCATCTGCACGTTACAAGAAGGCTTTCGCTCGTCATACTGAAAAGTATAAGGAGTGGGCAGCTGCGCTTGTTTCTAAGGATCCAGAAGTGCGCGAATCTGTAAAGGTTAACGCTGGTGCAGTGTATCCTTATGATGTATTGAAGGGTTTGTATAACGGTTATCATACTAACTATGATAAGGCAAACTACGATCACATCGTAGCGCAGTGGGAAGCACTTCCTAACTATATTGGCGATGCAAGCATCTTGCCATTGGTTGACGTTTCTGGATCTATGACTTCATCTGCGGGTGGTTATAGCTCTAAGTCAACTACTACATGTCTTGACGTAGCTGTGTCTCTTGGACTGTATCTTGCAGACAAGAACAAGGGTAAGTTCAAGGATACGTTCTTGACTTTCTCTAGCAAGCCTCAGCTGATGCACCTCAAGGGTAATATCCTTGATAAGCACCATCAGATGTGCACTTCTAAGTGGGAGATGAATACAAATCTCCACGTTGCTATCCAGAAGATCCTCGATGTAGCAATCGAGGGTTCTGTGCCTCAGGAAGAGATGCCTTCAATGCTTCTTATCCTGTCTGATATGCAGTTTGATATGTGTACTAATTATGACGATTCTGCTATGCAGATGATCGCTCGTAAGTATGCTGATGCTGGTTATGTCGTGCCTAATATCGTGTTCTGGAACTTGAATGCACATGACAATGTGCCTGCTCGTTTCAACGATAAGGGTGTTGCGCTCGTGTCTGGTTTCTCACCAGCGATCGTCAAGGGTATCCTTGCCGCTGATCTTGATGACTTCACACCAGAAGCCATCATGCTAAAGACGATCATGAGTGATCGCTATGACTACTAAATGATGAGAGTTACGGCTCTTATTGTATGATCTAAGTACTAATTCTACGATCGGGTCGCGCGTAAGTTTCGTAGTACAGTCGCAATCTTAGACAACATTCGAGGTGACACGTGAGCCTCAGCATGGGTGGGCTGCAGAGACGGTGGTTCTGCGACGGACTGGATTTGAAATCTGCTTTTGTATAAATAAGTTCAAGGAGGACTTATTTATGATACAGAGGCAAAATAAAGTAACTGATGAAGAGATAATCTTATCTTATAATAAACATAAGCATTTAGGTAAAATCGCTGCTCAATTTAAGTTGCCCATGATTGAAATATGGAGAAAGTGTAAGAAGCTTAGATTAGAATTTAATAATGGTGGTGGTCATAGAAAAAAAGTACCACTGTCAGAAATCTTAGAAGGACTACACCCATATTTCCAAACAGGAAAAGTTAAGAAAAAACTTATACAAGAAAAAGTATTTGATTATAAATGTGTAGAATGTGGTATATCTCAATGGAATGATAAACCAATAACTCTTCACCTAGATCATATAGATGGTGACAGTTCAAATCATATAAAATCAAACCTAAGATTTTTATGCCCAAACTGTCATTCACAAACAGACACATGGTGTGGAAGAAACAAGTAATGGGGAGTGCAAATAAGGACAGGTTGGTACCGTCGGATGACTGTAAATCATCTCCTTAAAGGCAAGAGGTTCGATTCCGTCCACTCCCCACCATCCGTTCCCTAAGGGTAACACTGGAGGTTCGAATCCTTCCCCACCTACCATGCCGTTGGGTCGGTAGTGGCTATCGAGACGGTTTCATACACCGTTTAAAGTTGTTTCGAGTACAACCCTC